GATAGACTCCACGTATGTCTACATCTGGAACCGTCAGACCAACGCCATGAGCAAGATATCCAATCCCTACGGTTCAAACCGTTCGGAGGCTTTTGTGTCGAGGTGGGATACCTATATAGGGGCTGTCGGATGGCTACTCCACCGAGGCACGGGAGATGGCAAGATACTCACATCGGGCAACTACCCTGTAGTGGTGGATGCGGAAGCAGGGGCTTGCTATCCCACCAATGCAAACACCAACACATCAGGCAACTTGTACGCTACAACAAGCCCACTGATACGTACTACAGGAGTTAACTTATACAGAGACCAAAGCTATATAGCATCTATCAACAACTTGGCAAGCCCGGTCACTAAGACGAGCGAGAAGTCCATGAAGATAACGTATAGGATAACCTTTGGGGAGGATGATCCCGACCCTCAGCCTACTCCCACTCACTATGACGTAGAGCCTTACTACGAGGATGTTACACGGTCAGCAGTGGAAGCTATCAATGACCTTGGTAGTGAGTGGGATAGCTTCGTAGTTGTAACCGATACTCATGACGATTGGAACGAGAACCACTCTCAAGACATCATAAGAGAGATAGTCCAGAGGACATCAGCTAAAGCCTTTTGGTTAGGCGATTGCTCTGTGGGACTTTGGGGAGACGGATCACAGTTTGAGGTGTATGCGGATAAGCTGATCAGTTGCCGGGGCAGTGTGTACTTTGCCCTGGGCAACCATGACAGGATAGGATGGAGTGACTTTGACCTGGAGCAGGTGCAGAGGTGCTACAATGTCTTTCTTTCCAACAAGGACGTAGAGGGAGTGCCGACATCATACTACTACTACTTTGACAACGCCCTAAAAAAGATACGCTACATGGTCATCAATACCTCAGAGTCTGAGACTAACCATGTTACGATGTCAGCTACTCAGATTGCATGGATAAGACAACACGTAACACTCCCGGACTCCACATGGAGCCTTGTGGTTATCGGCCACTGTGACATTGATCCAGATACAAGCGTAGTCACAGGCGGCTCTGCCAATGCGCAGGATATATGCAACGCCATAGAACTGTGTAACGGGCATGTAGTAGGATATTTCTGCGGCCATCAGCACATTGACCGCATAACCTCAATAGACAGTGCTTTCCGGCAGATAACTCTCTTATGTGATTGCATAGATGACCGGGAGTATTACCCGTCTATCTATGACTACCCGACAAGGACACCGGGCACGGCATCAGAGCAGGCGGTAACAATAGTAAGTTTTAACACAGTAACTGGAGTTGTACGGTTTACACGTATAGGAGCATATGCTCCAAACTCCTTACCATCGTACAACTACAAGAGTTAGGAGGATAACTATATGGATTGGGGCACAGTAATCGTAGGAGTGCTGTCTCTTATAGGTACGGTAATTGGATCATACTCCGGTATGAAGCTCATGAGCTACAGAATTGAACAGCTTGAGCGGAAAGTTGATAAGCATAACTCTTTCGCAGAGAGAATCCCGGTGTTGGAAGAGCAGATCAAGGTTGCCAACCACAGGATAGATGATCTTGAGAGCAAGGTTGGATAGTTACACACTCTAAAACGGATATCCGTCCTTCTCTAATGATTCAAAATCCTTTATATATCTTTGGACAATTTCAAGTGCGTGGTCAAGTCCCTCGTTAAATCCACGCTGACGCTTGGTACGTGGAACTATCTTAGCACTTGGGATTGCCTTTTGAATGTATTCAAGAACTTGATGCGCATGTTTATCTGTCATGGTTAATATATCCTTTCTGTTTTTTTTAATTGTACCATAAAGTCTATTAAAATCATATTCAAATTAAGGAGGTTTACACAATGGATTGGAAGAGAAAGCTTACGTCTCGCAAGTTTTGGATGGCAATTGCGACTTTCGTATCAATGCTCCTGATCTACTTTGGAAAGTCAGAGTCAGAAGCCGCTCAGGTGGTGGCTCTGATTATGGCAGGTGGTACGGTAGTGGCTTACATTGTCGGCGAGGGGCTTGTGGACGCTAAGAACAAGGGAAAGGAGGACGGTGATGGGACAGATAGAAAGGCTAATTGAAACCCACAAGGGTCAGGTGGGCTACTCCTGTGAGAACAAGCGGAACAAGTACGCTGAGGAGATAGATGCCCACATGGATGACTGGGAGTGGTACAACACCCGTAAGAACGGCGGCGATTGGTGTACCATCTACTTTGATTGGTGTTTCATTAAGACATTTGGCGTTGAGAAGGCCCGGAAGATGCTGAACCGTCCAAAACACTCCTGTGGGGCCGGAGTAAGCTATTCCCGGAACTACCTTAAGAGCATCGGCAGAGTAGGCAGTATTCCAAAAGTAGGATGTGCAGTATACTTTGGTCAACTTCCTTTGCCCCGGCATATCGGCTTTGTGTATAAGGTTACGGAGAAGATGATCTATACTTATGAGGGAAACTGCACTGTTGGCAAGGGGCTTACAGGCGTTAAGGCAGGACAGTATTCCCGGAGTAACAGCGACATCTTAGACTATGGCTATCCTGTATATGACGAGGTTGAGCCCGATCCGACAGAGCTTGACGGATACAAAGTCAACAACACCTATGAGGTTGTATGTACAGACCTGCTAAACATCCGCAGTGGCGCAGGATCGTCCTTTGCTAAGATCGCCGAATTGACAAAGGGCGAGAAGATTGTCTGCATCGGGTTACATGCGGATTCCGAGGGCAACACATGGGTGCAGCATGATCGAGGATGGAGCTGTGGCGATTACAAGGGTGAGCGATACATTGACGAGCCTAAGTATTTCGGATGGATAAAGAAGGACGGCAAGTGGTACTTCTACGATGACAGCGGAAAGATGACCACCAACCATTGGGAGATGTATAAAGGGGACTATTACTACATGGGCCCGGATGGTGTGATGTGTACAGAGTGGACGCAGATAGGCCCGGATCAGTATTATTTCTATCCTGATGGTCATATGGCAAGGGGCGAGTGGATAGACGGCCTGTACCTTGACATGGACGGCGTACAGAGGTACGGAAATCGAGGAGAGTGGCACAGCAACAGCAAGGGATCATGGTTTGAGGATGCGTCCGGCTACTATCCGAGGGATAGAGAGGTAAGAATTGATATGGCAGATTATTACTTCAACAAAAAGGGTTACTTAGTGGATTAAACAATAAAATATGATATAAATGGTTAATCGCCATTTGTATACCCCTCCTGGGACCATCTGTTTATACCCCTGCAGGTGGTCCCTTTTTTTGTGCAGAAAATTCTCTCTGGAGGGGCAAAAAAAGGGCAAAAATCTCTAAAAATGAGATATTCGTCCCTCTTTTTTGATGTCTGAAAAAGTCCCAAATTGCCATATTTTATGCAGGTCTGTCCAACCTTGACCAAAAGTGTCCAAAAGTTAATCGGATTGTACTAAGATAAAAACATTTCCACAAAACAAAGGCGAAGTGGGACTTCGTGGGGCAAATTTGGGGCAAAATTAAAAGACCGGCCAGAGCGATTCAACTGACCGGTCCCTATTAAATTATGGAGTGAGGCAAGGACCGAAGGGTAATCAAATCCGAACCTCAGGAATAGTATAACATGTACAGTGCTTAATCGTCTATCTTTATGAAATTTTTTTTGCTTTCTTTACAAAAAGGTGTTGACAATAGGTATTACTTATGTTATTATTATATCAAGATAAGTAATACCTATAAAACAAAGGGAGGACAAAGATATGACAATCAAGGTTAAGGAATGGAAAGTAAACCAGATCAACGAAGAAGCCCACAAGTATCACCTGACAATATGCAGACATGATAACGAGGACGGGACCTATACATTAAAGCTTGATCAGCCGATGCTGAAGGAAACAGAGAAGGCTGTATATGTAAGCCTTGACGCAGAAACCTACGGCGAGAATGCAAGAAGCTTCAGAACATGGATTCCGAAGAGCTGCATCGTAGCATAATAGAAAAGGAGGAGAAGAATATGAAGACTATCATCAGCGGAACATACGGAAAGACGAGAGATTTTGAAGAGATGGATAAGCTTCCTGAGATTGGATCAGAATGGACAGGATCAGGATATGAGGATGCACGGGTGATGGCAATCGATGAAATCAATGATGAGGTTGCGGAGACTACCAGCGGAGATCCGAAAGCGCGATTTAATTTCTACCGGGTTACGGTAGAAATGGACGGAGATGAGTTCCAGGAATATGTGGCCATTCCCGGCGGATATCTGGATGAGATTGAAAAGAAGGAAACCCCACAGGCACGTTATGATCGAAAGATGACAAAGGTTATAACAATGAAGCTTAACAAGGGGACGGATGCTGACATCCTGTCCAAGTTAGAGAGTGTGGATAATATCCAAGGATATATCAAGAGCCTGATCAGGGCCGATATGGCCAAATAAGAAAACCGGGGAGAGATCCCCGGTCTTTTAATTACAGAATTCTGATACTGGTCATTTTTTCTTCATCTTTTTGCTTCTGTTTTTTCGTCACATGGTAATAAACCTTCTTTGTGGTCTGTGTTCCATCATGGCCCAGTCTTCGTGCGATGGCTTCCAGGGACATCCCCTGTTCTGCCAGCAGTGCCACATGGGTGTGCCGGAGCATATGCGGGTGGATGTGTGATGGCAGCGCGTAACTGTAGAGACGGCGCGAATAATATCCTCCGCGTTGAGAATAGAACAATGTTGCGGGGCGTAGGCCATAGGCCATCATATTGAGATTTCTCCACTTCATGTATTCATTTATCAGTTCCCTAAGCTCCGGCTGGATGAAGATCTGCCGGATGGAGGTCTTTGTTTTGGGAACGGAGACTTCACAATTCATTCCATCATAGGCTTTGTTGATGGTGATGTACTTGTCACCGATGTCTTCCGGAAGCAGGGCGGTTGCTTCTCCGATCCGGAGCCCGGTCAGAGCCAGGAACCGCGTCATATAGTAGGCCATCTGATCCATCCCGTTCAGCTGATCCAGCAACTCACGCAGCCTATCCGGTTCCAGATATAGCTCTTCTGGATCCTTTTCCTTGCGGTCATCCTTCAGCTTCTGAAGCCGGTCACCGACATCGGTTTCGGTGTATTCCATAAAGTAAAGCCATTTTGTGAAAGTTTTGAACATCCCGATGGTCTGATTCATGGTGTGCGGTTTTACATCTGCCAGGGAAAATGCCCGCATGATCATTCCGTGGGACAGAGCTGACAGCCGTGTTTCCGATCCCAGAATTTTCACAGCCCGGTTCAGGATGGTCTTCTGTGCCATCTTAGTAGATTCCCGGCATTGTTTAATCTTGAAGTATTCATCGACTGCCTGTTCCAGTGTCATTTCTGTCACCGGATGGGAAGCTTCCCTGATCTTCTGATCAAGCTCTTCGCGGGCCTTTCTCCGGGCCTGTGGTGTATCCCGATCAATGGAAACAGAAAGGCGCTTATATTTGCCATCTACGATATATCGTTCTACGGCTCTTAGGCCGGTCTTAGTCTCCTCTATCCACATACTGTACTCCCTTCTTGACGCAGCTGCAGGGAAGCGATACAATAAGCTTGTAGACCCTTCTACTACTTACACCCCCGCAGATCCACAGAGGAGCCTCGGACTGATCATCCGGGGCTCTTTTGCTTTACATTTTCCCTCTTAATTCAATCACTTTTCCAATGACATGAAAATCTGTTCTGCCAGATACGTCTATGTCAGCATAGACAGGGTTGTTGGAGCGGAGCAGGATGGTATCTCCGTATCGGTAAAGCCTTTTGCATACCGCATCATCTCCATTGATGGTTGCGATAACGGTATCTCCGGACTCCACATTGGTCTGCTGATGGACAATCACAACATCCCCATTGCAGATCCTTGGCTCCATACTGTTGCCCTTAATCCGGAGGCCGAAGAGGTCTCCCAGGGATGCGAGCCTGTCATCCACCTCCTCATAGTCAATGATTTCCTCAATGGCATCGATTGGGATTCCCGCTGCTACTCGGCCTAAGACGGGGATGCGGTTTGTCTTTGGCTCTTCCCATCCCATAATGACCTGCGGAGGGATTCCAAGAACATTGGATAAGGCCTGTATCTTGTCTCTTCTCATGTTGGAAATGTTTCCGGACTCCCAGCGGGAGATTGTTCCCTCACTTACTCCAATCTTGTCAGAAAGCTCTTTCATTGTCAGACGTTTTTCTTCTCTTTTTTGTTTAATAAGGGTTTTCAGCTCCATTTTTGCACCTCCTTCTTTAAGTAAGAAAATAGCACAAAACGTGCAAAAATGCAAGAACGGCGAACGACAAAACACAAAAAACTTGCAAAAATGCAATTTTATCGTTGACATGAGTGTTTCCGTGTGCTACATTAAACTTGCGGAAACGCAAGAACGAAGAAAGGAGGAGCGAAATGTTTAACGAAAGGTTATTCAAGGCTCAGATGGTTTTGATGGGCTATACAGCCAAAGGATTATGTGATGAGATGGATATGGAAGAGTCTACCTTTTACCGTAAGATAAAGGCGGATGGAGCGTTCACCCGTGATGAGATGAACAAGCTCATTGATATACTCAAATTCCCTGATCCAATGGCTGTTTTTTTTGCCCAGGGACTTGCGAAAACGCAAGAACGGAGGTGATGAGTAGTGTATGTCACCAAGACAATGCTCGCAGCCAAGTATGGATGCAGTGAGCGCACCATCTCCAGAGTGATCGCAGAGATGGAAGCCACGGATATGTATCCAATGGCAATCCGGAGGATCTGCGGGGTGCAGGTCAATGATGATGATTTTGAGCGGTATTTGTGCAGGAGGA